TACGAAGAAGACCTTAAGTATGTGGCTAAAGACAGTCTAAATAGACACAAGTTTTTTAGTCTTAACGCAATGCCCAAACCAAAGTTAGATGATCTGTTATCACGACCACCTGAGATAAGAGCTTGGCCCTCTGTTAAGTGTGAGTGGACTAAGATGCGGGCCATCTACGGTGTAGACGCTACAAATTTTATACTTACTGGATTCGTATTTGGTGACTGTGAGCGCGTATTATCACAATTATTTCCTATAGGGCCTGGTGCTGAAGAAAATAATGTTAAAAATACTGTACGTGAGATAATGCGTAATGGGGTGCCTTACTGCTTTGACTTCGAGGACTTCAACTCTCAACACTCAGTGGCAAGTATGCGGGAAGTCTTAAAAGCATACTTTGCGGTTTTTGGCAAGAAGATGTCTGTTGAACAGCGGAAGGTATTTCCATGGATACTACACTCTCTAGATTCATGTTTTATCAAAGAACAAGGACAAGATAGTTTTTACAAAACGACTGGTACGTTATTATCAGGCTGGAGACTGACAACATTCATGAATACGGTCCTCAACTATATATATATAAGGTTGTTAACTAAAGGCAGGGACTTAGTGGCAACCCATAATGGTGATGATGTTTTGGCAGCTGTTGATAGCTTACAACAGGTACAGGCTCTGGTAGCAGGTGCTGAATTACATAATGTTAGATTTCAAATGTCTAAATGCTTTTTAGGTTCCATTGCAGAATTCTTACGAGTTGACCATTATGATGGTTGCGGTGGACAGTATCTAAGTAGAGCCATAGCTACTTTAGTACATGGTCCAACAGAAATGGCTGTACCCAATAAAGTGTTACCATTACAACAAGCAATTGTGACACGTATAGCAGAAGCACAACAACGGGGTATGCTTAAAGACGTAGCCGCAGACATAAAAAGGGTACAATATGAATATTTATGTCACAAATGGAATGTTAGTTTGGAAGATTTGGATATTATAGAACAGACTCACGTGTCTATGGGTGGTCTGTCTTTGGATATTACAACTGAAAGTCTGCAGCATGAAATCAAACAGAAAGAGTATTTAAGACATGATATATCTGACAAACAGAAACAGGATCTAGATACACCTATGCCGGGAGCATGGGACTATGCTACACAGGTTTGTAAAGTAGTTGTAGACGCAGTGTACAAACATAAAATATACAAAAAAGCGGTAGAAGCAATACATAGCTTGTCTATTAGTAGAACATTCGGGGTAGAAATAACGAAAGTTAAGCCCGATGTACTTAATAGATTAAAAGCAAGTCTGTATGGTTTATACCGTAGTGACATACCTCATACCAAGTTAATGATGGCAAAAGCTTTTGGCATCCCTATACATGCTATAGGAGAGACCAATTTCAAATTGCTGGATATACT